CGTGGCAGGCGAGGCTTGGCGTGGCTTGGCACGGCACGGCGCGGCAGGGCAGGGCTTGCCAGACGGGGCTAGGCCCGGAGTGGCAAGGCAGGGCGAGGCGTGGCAGGCGGGGCACGGCAAGGCAGGGCTCGGCAGGGCGCGGCGGGGCGAGGCAGGCGTGGCCTGGCGTGGCTAGGCACGGCACGGCGCGGCAGGGCAGGGCAGGCGAGGCTCGGCAGGCAAGGCTCGGCGTGGCACGGCCGGGCGCGGCATGGCAACGCAAGGCAGGCGTGGTTAGGTGCGGCTCCGACTGTGGTCATTGAAAGAAAGCGAAATGAAGGTGGGAGAAGTGAGATGAGTAAGAAGGCATTCGACAAGATTTCTGAGGGGCTTCACGAGGCCCTGGGCATTGCGCGCGGAACCATTGAGCCTGCTGGCCTTCATGTGCCGGCGGAACTGGACGTGCGCGCTATCCGTCTAAAGATCGGCCTGTGTCAGGACGTGTTTGCGTCCTCGTTCGGGGAGACAGTCCATGTCGACTCCTGAGAAAGCCCCCGGCTTTAGCCGTGGGGAGCATGTCACACGGATATTGCTGGCAGTCATAGTGGCGATGATGCCGATGGCGGCGCATTCTCAAACTGAACAAATTTCGCTCTTGCGGGACGCAAAGAAATTTGCGGTGTATCCGGCTCCATCTCGATACGGCGATCAGAATACGATCCAAGTAGACGACAAGGGTAACGGGATACCCAACCCCAACTTCATGTTCAACTTCCCGCAGTATTCTCTCTATGCGAATCAGTTTCAGACCCCAGAAAAAGAAGACCAGGCCCGGCAACTAGCCGCCGAGGGATGGTCGATAATGCCTCTCTACACGCGGGAATTCTGCCTCAGTCTCCAAAACGCACCGATCAAACCTTGGGACCCGAACGAAAGCTCTCCCTACGATTTCCTGTACAACAACCCGCCGATGACATACGCGCGGCTCAACGCTTGCGTTGGTTCCATAATCTTAGACATGGCGTCAGGCATATCGTGACGCCCTCGGCGCCGGCTTCCCCATTGCGCGGGGGCCGGCCTCTACCATCGGCTGCTTGACGAGCCCAGGCACGAATTGCGGCTCCGAAAACTCCGGCTTAGGCGCGGGCTCGGGCTCATCGGCCAGATTAGCCGTCCGCGCGTTCAGCTTGAGCCCCTGGGTGATCAGGCTCTGCAAGGCGGCCATCGCATAGACCCGGCAATCAAGAGCCTCGTTGCGGCGCCCGGGCAGCAGTTCCCAGACCCGATACCGTCCTGCCGCAGTCGATTTCGTCACGAGCCGCTCGGCGATCAACTGGGCGAACCAGCCGATGTCGCGATCCGCCGGGAAGTGGCAGTAGCCTGGGTAGTCGCCGAGGCTGGTGGGGGCAGGGAGTGCCAGGCGGCTGCGGAGCAGATCCTTGGCGGCGTTGATGCCGAGCACATATGGCGCGTAGCCCTTCTGCTTCTTGCTGGGCCGCTTGTTCGGCCAGATCGGGTTACGGCTTGCGGAGGTGACGGATTCGCCCTTCACGGCGAAAACCCTGCGGCCGATCTTGTCCCGGCAGAAATTGTAGACCGTCTGCGTCTGGAACCCGGAATCGATGCAGGTCGCCATGATCTCGAACTGCCGCCCATCGGCGCGAGAGAACGGCGCCTTCAGGTAGGCGTCGACCTGATCCCAAAGCGGCGTTGACGACGTATCGCCCTCGATGACCTCATGTGCGATCGACCAAGATTCTTCGTTCTTACCCCAGCCAACCACCTCTAGCTCGACCCGGTCGGCCTGAACGTCCACGCCACACGTCAGCACGCCGACGCCCTGGGGCACTTCTCCAGGCCATAGCTCGGCACGCGCAGCCAGAACGTGTTCCTCGAGCACGGTATCCGTGCGGTCCTGATACGGCAGCCCCAGAACGAGGTTGTAGAACGTCTGCCGGGCCAGCGGATCGTCCTTGACGCGCAGCCACTCGGTGACGAGGTTGGCCCAGCTCGCGTTGACGAAGGGGCTATACAGCGCACTCATGTGGAAGCCGGCGTGCCCCGTGAAGGGCCGCGTCGCGACCCAGCGCCCGGCCTCGACCATGTCGTGCTTGTGGTTGTGGCTGATGATGCAGCCATTCGCCTTGCACGCGTAATAGGCCGTCTCCGGCAGCGGGCGCCCCTGCTCGTCCTTGTGCCACTTCAGGCCGTGCAGGCTTTCCCGCGTCCCGAACTCCAGCGTCTGGAACTCGCCGCAGTGGGGGCAGGCGACCTCGTAGCCCCGCATATCGGACTCGGCATAGAGCGCCTCGATGCGGGAGTGGTTCGCGATCGTAGGCGTCGAGCCCGCCAGGATTTTGCGGTTCCAGAACGTCTGCGACCGCATTGTGCCAAGCGCGATCGGGTCGCCCTCGGCGCCGGCTGACAGCGGATAGGCGTCGATCTCATCGAACGCGATGATCCGGCAGGTGACCGCGCGCAGACCGGCCGGCGAGTTGGCGCCCACCAGCTTCAACGAGCTGCCGTTGAGGAACTGCTTCTCCAAGATCGTCTGCCCGCTGTCCCGCCCCTTCGACGGGGCCTGGATCGCTGCGAGCACCGGCGTGTCCCTGAGCATTGAGGCGATCGTCGTCTTGCTCACGCGCTCGGCGTCTTCAACACGGGGCTCGACGAGCAGGATCGGCGAAGGGTCCTGGCTGATGAAATAGCCCACGGCATGGCCCAGCATCTGCGAGTAGCCGATACGGGCCGCTTTCATAACCGTGACCTTGGTGACGGCCGGGTCGGTGACCGCGTCGAGCATCCCGCGCTGGTAGCCAAAGCTTCGCCACCTGCCAGTCTGCGCGCTCGTCTCCCGCGACAGGTAAGCGAACCTGTCTGCCCATTGCGACAAGCTGAGTTTCGGTGGCGGGCGCAGGTTGTCCTGCCACGCCCTGATGAACGGCGCCATCATCGTGGCCAATGCTACTTCCTCATCGTGGCCAGGGTGCGGGCAATCGCCTCGCTCATTGCCGGCGCAAGCCTCTGAGCCACGAATGACGCCGCGCGCTTCTGGAAATCGATGTGTTCCGTCACCGGCTTATTGACCCCGAACTCCAGCAGAAGCTTCAGCTTAGGCCGCGGGGTGCGAACGCCCTTCTTTGCCGCCGCGCGCTTCGCCGTTTCCGTCGGCGGCTTGGCCTGCCACAGCGCGCTTACGCCGTGGATCGTCTTCACGAAGTTCCCGGGCTGGGCGAACATGCGCGCGATGGACCCCTTGGGGAGCTGCCCATACCGGTCGACGCGAGCATCGACGGGGATCAGCAGCCCGGCGCCTGGCAGGGCGTGGACGCCTCCGACCTCGTAGGGGGTCAGATACTTGGCCTGCACGTCCTTGACCCGAACCACCGCCGTCGGATCGCCCTTGGTCGCCCGGTCATAGACGACCGAGTTGCGTGTGAATGGCCTGGGGTTCTTGAAGGCCGCCGTAATCCCCGCGTTCTCGGCCTCGCGCAGGCCCGCAGCGATCACGTTGACCGTCGAGGCGATGGCGTAGGGGATCTGGCGAGAGGCGCCAGCAAGGGCCTTCTCGACCTCCCTGGTATCGATTTTGATGTTGATCACGAGAGCCCCCAGTAGTCGGCAAGGTCGTCCAGCACCTTCCTCAGACTTCCCATGAGGCAGGGCCCGCAATACTCCCCGATCAACAATTGCTCCACCAAGGCAAAGCGGTATCCAAAGTTTCGGGCAAGCCAGCGGTAGTGATCAGCCGGCCGCGGCGTCGAGATGTCGTCATCGTCCGTCGTCTCCCGACCGACACGCGCTTCTCCGATCCGCGCCACACGGCTGCGCGCAAGTCCGGCGTCCGTGAACATCTCGAGCGCCTGCACCGCCGCGTCGCGCTGAAGAGTGGTCAGCTGCTGCGCGGCATAAAGGCGGTCGATCAGGTGGCAATCGTCGTATCGAACCCGAGTGGCCGTCTCCCGTCCGATGCCCCTCTCGCCAGACGCGATCTGCTCGACCGTCGCGCGACGCGATAGGTTAGCTTTGCCAACCGCTCCGAAATCCGAGTTGCCCGGAACTTTCCGCGCGCTCACCTAGAATGCCCTCCGGGGACGTTTGTTAATCATCGGTTGAAGGAGGTTGACCGGTAGCTTGGCTTGCCCCCTGCACAAACGTCTCCGCTTCACTCATCTGGGTGAGCACTTCGTGGATGATATCGGTGAGCCGCCCTTGAACCTCAGAGACTGTTTTGCACCGGTGA